TAGCGGTCTTTGTGGGCGATTGTGGGACGGGCAAGACCTGAATGAGCTATGAACTAGCCAAGCTCCAGAAAGAGCGCACACAGTATGTTTTTGGCGTAAATAAGATCATGCCAGCTACCTATACCACGGCAGACAAGATGCTAGAGGAACTTAGATCATCTTTCAGCGGTGACAATGACGCTACGAGCGAACGGAATGTCATGGAGGCCTTCTCTGGGGCTTCCCTGCTGGTGATTGACGAACTAGATTCCTGCGTCAAGACCGAGTATGGGCAGCGAAAGCTAAAGCGAATCATAGATGAACGCTATATGGCGAAGATACCAACGATCATTATTACCAATCACCCGAAGAACAGGCTGAAGGAGTTGCTACCTAAGCCAGTAATCTCCAGGATAAATGAGGCTGGCAAGGGGTTTCTCTTTAACTGGCAGAGCTTTAGGTGAAAAACAGGTTGATTTTGCCACAATTAGCACAGCCGATTCGTGACAAAAAGTGGGTAGTATTTGTCACTAACCCGTTACGTTTTGTAACGCTTCGCTGTAATACTTTACCCCTTTTACGCAGCGAACCTTCCATTTGCCTTGATCTACTAGCTTGGCAACTCTAGTTTGGATCGCAGTCCTGCATAGCTTACCTTCAAAGGCTTTCATCAGTTCCTTAAACTCGAACTCGTTTGGCTGCTTTTCTAGCGTATCTGTTGCCAGATCAAGCAACGCCCGATCCAAGGCACTTAGAGTATTCCGTGTGGGCTGATCCAGTCTGCCCCGTTTTTTGTGATTTGCCATATTTTGAAGTCTCCTGTCTTTGTGTTATGTAGTCCGTATGCGAAGCCCTGCCTCCAGCCTAGCTTGGCTGTATAGGCATCGGCGTAACTCATCTTGTCGATTTGTGCCATCGTTCCGATAGCGTGAGAACTGCCTCCGTCAATATGCCGTGCCTCGTAATCGTTCGGTGCATGAACGTGTCCAAAGATGCACGAACCATACTTCTCATGGTGTGCCTTAGCTGGGTGCATTGACGAATGGAAACCGTGTATTAACGTGAGATTGCCTAGCTTGAACCGCTCAGTAACCTTCCAATGAATCCACTGTATTTTCATCTTGCGGAACTCATCCTCAGTCTCTTGGGCTTTCTGGGCGCATAGATCTGCCAACACGCCATTGCTCGTCTCGCTGCCTGCTCTCCATAATCGGTGATCGTGGTTGCCGAGCGTAAGGTAGTTTGGGCGATACCAGTCAAGCAACTCCATGCCACAGTTGTAATCGTAGCGGATACCCTCTGCACGTTCTTCTGGCCCTGCTCCCCTACGGATAGAACGGAAGTCCCACACATCTCCAAGATGGATACGGTCCTTAGGTTTCCATTCCTCCATAAAAGCCTTAAAGACCTTGATCGCTTTCGGACAGACCAAATCTCCGTGAGAGTCAGCCATGAATATAGATTTTTCCCAAGCCATATTATTTTAAGTTTAGTGATTCGTAAGCTGGCCAAAACACCTCATCTACACATCGACAGATTGGCTCCTGATCGTATTTTTCAGACCAACCCACTCCAGATATAAGAAGGGATGCCTCAAGCATTTCATGCCGTAAAGTGGTAAGGATAGACCGTTCATCTTTCAGAGTATTGGAAATCCAGATAATCCTGTTTTCGTGTTCGTATTGTCCGTATGCTTCCTCTAATTTGCCAACCTTAATCTTGATTCTCTGCCCTGCTATCTTAACGCTCGTAGGTAGTTTCATATTGGTTATGGTTAAACGCATTGTTCAATCGCTTTTGCGTATGCTTCTGCAATTCCCTTTACGTTGATTCTAGCACAATCCAAAACCGATGACCCGAAGAAAGGTTCAAGTATCAAAGCGGGGCAATGGGTAAGCTCCAGGAACTTTCCTCCCCGATCTTTCTTGGTGATCGCCTTTAACCCACGTTTCTTTATGGCAGGGAACACCTTAGAGAACTCAGAATCGAATTTGCCAGCGATCTTATGCCCGATTTCTGATGTATGCCAGTAAAGCCACTCATGCCCAGTTGCTTCTGGTGATGCCGAGTTAAAATGCAGCTCGATTGCGAGCGATGCTCCAGCCTCCTTAACCTGTCTTGCCACGTCAGCCATTGCCGAACCGTAGCCATTACCATTGTAATGATTGAATACCTTGCTGCGGATACCACGATCTTCCAGCATACCAACAAGTTCACTTGCGACCTTTAAATTAAAGTCGCGCTCATTGATCTTCAGCGGAACGGAGTAAGCACCGCCATCGTATCTCCCGCTGATTTTCCTGCTATGACCTATGCAAATTGCTATCATGTTTTTGTGGTTCGTATTAGCTCTATGCAGGATCAAACCTTATGTCAATAACAATTTAGCGTCACTTTCCGCCTATAATAATAGCCCGTTGGTAGGAGTAATCACTATGAAACTTCTGCCCACGTGCCAGCAGACTACCCTCTTGGAACTGATATACCTTATTGGGGATTAACGTCACTGTTGCTGGATCGTAAAGAGCCGACTGATTCACGCTTTCGTTGGAGGCGTTTTGCCAGCCGCTCAATCCGCAGCTTGGAAGCAGCATCACCAATCCTAGCAAGGGCATCAATCTCATCTTCAATACGATCCAGTTCGGTTTCAAGCGTATATCGCACCCACGCAACATAGGCGTTACACAGGCTGATAATGGCGGTAATAAAGCTCAATCCTTCTTAAAGGTATTGATAAGCCCGATGGCAGCGAGTCCAGCAGCAACAATGGCGTTAGCTTGTTCAGGTGAAAGCACAAGCCCAAAGGCGGTAGCGATACCGATAATACCACGCCAGGTTGACTCTGATTTCAAATATGTAATTAGCGTTTGCATAGGGATGTATTATTACCCTTCCCTAAGTAGGCTGTCAATAGCCTGTTAAACAGTCGTTTTACTGCTTTTTCTTCTTCAGTAAGTTGTAAAGTGTCACAATCGAAACACAAATAAGCAGGAAAGTAGAAGTTGTTTTCAATGCCCAATCCAGTTGTTCCTGAAACTGTGTGACCACTCCCAATGCCGATGCCGCCGATCCAATCAATCCGTTCACTAAGTTATATGTTGCACTATGCTCGTCCATAAAATTAGCTGAATTGGATAAAGGCCAATATAATAACACCCATAGTAAGCAATGCCGCCCACACTAACGCAACATTTTCAGAAGGTTCTTTCGGACTATATGGGTATGTTTGTTTCATTGTTATTTAGCTTTTTTCTTGCCTGAAACTTTAACTTTACCAGAGTGCAACTCGCCAAGGAGTTTCTTCTGCTGGGATGACGACAATGGCGAACCTTTAGAAAGGAGGTAGCCGACTTGTTTTTTGCTCTTAGTTTTCATAATGGTTATGCCCAGAATACGCTAGGTGCATCGGGGTTATCTTCAGGTCGTGGCACAGGGATCTCAGTACCATCCTCATCGGTCACAGTCCAAGTGGATGCCCAATAGATGAACTGGTCTGCCGCTTCTGGGACAGGGATGCCAACAAGGTCACGGAATAGAATCCAGTAGTCAGCACCGTTATGTTCACCGATGATGTGCAGGGCGTATTCGTGGGTTGCTAGGGTCGTCTCAACAACACCGTCAACTTCCACGGCGAATCCATTGGCAATGCCGAACTGTTCAGCGATTGCCTTGGATGGGAATTTTAGTAGGTAGTCGGTCATACTGTGAGTGCTTGAAGTTTTGCTAAAGACAATCGTTTTTTATAAACACGAATTGAAGCGATAGATCCGTTAATTCTTCTTCCTGATCCAACAGAATCATTTCCAATTGCTAATCTAGTTTGCGTCCCAAGAGTTACAGATGTATCCAATGCGGATGAAAAATTATTAACGGTTGCAATTGAATCATTAGATTTATAAGCAAGTGCCGATTTATTTAATCCTGTGGTCAATGAAGAAGCTGGAGAGTATGCAAATACCACATTATTTGCAGCGTCTTTAATTGATAAATCCGCTTGAGTTGGTGATATTTTAGCAATTTGTATTTTCCCTTGGTCTGAAGCTGGGTCTGCGGTAACTACCGCACCAAACCCAGCAGATCCATATGTATAAAAACTTGCAAACAATGTTCCTTCAGTTCCATTAAACATCCCAGCAAAATCGCTTCCACTAATACTGCACAAATCCGCGCTGCGAACTACGGACGCTGTGGTGGTCGGGATGTAGGATGTGGGGAATGAGCCTGCTTCTAGTTGTGCGCCCCACAAGAGTACGGTTCCAGTAGACCCACCATCTCTTAGTTGGTAAACCCCAATATTTGTACATCCAACTGGCGTGGTGAATGTAAATGAAACTCTAGTCCATGTCGAAGATGTTTGGTTATAATATGATGTTGGAGCGACAATATTGCTTGCTGTTGTATTATTAACAATACTATAACTTAATGCTGTTGCAGTTCCTCTTTTAACCCAAAATGAAAATGTATATGCAGTACTAGCAGTAACTGCAGCATTTTGTGCTAAAAAGTGTCCACCGCCATTGGTTATATTAACCCTGTCAGCAGTTGTGCTACCATCTGGAGACACATCGGTATTTACGGATACCGCACATCCGCCAGCAGCCCAAGTAGTTCCGCTAGGTGTCAGCGTGACGCTTGTTATGGCTGCGGTGTTTGCCCAAAGTCCAGCAAACATCATCCCATAAGTAAAGGTCTCATTGCTTTCGCTTACCATGTCAATAGACAAAGCTTTGTTTGTGTTTGATGTGTAGTTTGGGATATTGATTACAGCATTGCCAAAAGTATTTGCTGTAGCACCTGAAGATGGGTACCAAATATTTAGATTGGTGTAATTTCCACTAGCTCCAGCACCAGAACCTTGTCCATATAGAAGCTTTCCAGACTTGCTCGATTCAGAACCATTCAGAGTCACGTAGCCGTCAGCAATAGAAGTGGACGTTGGATTTGATGACCCGCGAAGGCTCATGGTTAGCAT